AACGTAGTACATCACCATCTTTGTAAATTTTGTAGTGTTGACATACTTTCTCTGAGATGTTCCGTTTGTTCAGTCGTGTGGCGGAACCTTTGAGATGTACATTGGTGGACATTTGATGAATGTGAACAACTTCTTCAGTGTGACCGTAGCTATTACAAGCAAAGCAAAAGGTGTGCCCATCAGAGTACAAAGAGTTTGCATCTGATGAGCCACACGTATCACACGGTAAGTGCCTCACGAACTCGCTTTCGGAGTTCTGCGTAAGCTCGTGCTTGCTCATCGTGATATTCAAACCATGAATCAATTGCTCGGTAGAACCCTTCAATCAGGTTCTTAGTTGTGTCGGGATCCTTTGCGTCAATGTCAGCAAGGTAATCACTGAAACCTTCTGCGTAAAACTCAGGTGTGCCGTATTCTAGGTAAGCCATTCAAGTGGAATCGAGTGGAAGGAACACCAAGGGAAATCATTTTGTTCTGCCCACTTGGCGTAGGTGGTTTTAGATCCTTTGTAGATCTTATTAAAGGGAGCTTGAAAGACGAATCGAATATCTAATTCGGGATTGCTCTTCTTCACTGCTTTCATCTTCCTCCGATCCTCTTCGGTCAGGCGACCTTTGGTTTCGAGAAAGACACCATTCGGTAAAAGAAAGTCTGGGGTGTAGTTGCATTGGAGAACGTAAGGAACTTTGGTGGATTCGTATTCGTAATTTACTCCCAGTTCAAGAAGAAGATTAGATACCTTCTCCTCAAGACCGGAGCGGAATCTCATTAGAAGTCGTCGTCGTCAATAGTGTCGTTGATGGTTACGTTAGGTTCAGACGCTTTGAAACCTTTCGTTTGCCCAAAGAGAGCTGCCACTTCAGTTTCATCAAGATCGCCTGTATCAACACCAGCAGAGGAGCCAACCGAGACAACCTGTACACCGACAAGCTTGAGGCTTGTACCGTAGGTGACACCATCACGGAGGATGTAAGGCTTCTGTCGGAAGGCAAGCTTGACACGGCTACCACTGTAGAGTGGTGTGCTCTCATCAGTGATGATCGTGCCTTCAGTGTCCACCACGGGCGGCTTGGTCTCTTCATTCCAACTGAACTTAACTTTATACTGACCATCAGATACTTCCTCCCAAGGTTCAGGCTTCAATGTAGCACGCTTGGGATTCTTCAGTTTAGATTGCGCCCACTTGATAGAGTCTTCACGATCCTCTTCAAGCTTCTCAACAATCTCTTTATCAACAATAGCAGACAACGAATAACCGAACTTACTCGGCTTCAGTACAGCCTGATAACCTTCAAGGACAACAGGCTCTTTAGTGACGTGGATGGTTTGTGCCATTAACAAAAAAAGTAGGTGGATTCAATCACGGATTCTGGTTCCAGATCTCCAATGATCGGTGGTTCAGACTCAGCTCCAATCTGTTGAGCAAAGTCTCGTAAGTAATCATGCTCTGCAAACAGGTGCATATATGTCTCACGTACAATCGTACTGAGTGTAGACATATCTGTAGCACGACACAATACTGAGTCGTGAATGAGAGCAATCGGTGCGTGAAAACGTAGTGTAGCTAGATGTAGCAGGCTAGCGTCTAAACTGTGAATGAGGTTAGGCGCTGTTGCGTTCTTGTGATGTTGTTTATCTACTTGGTTAGTGTCACCAGTAGCTACCTCAAGCTCACAACGACCCAGCAGCTGTAACTTAACTGTTACCTTCTGCTTCTTCATCAATCGTTGAGTAACAACAAAGCCAGATGGTGTTGTCCATGTTAGCTCTGTCTCACCACGATCAATAGCATTAGATACCTCCTCTTCAATCCAAGACATAACCTTCATGGGACCAGGTACGACAACCTTCATAGCATCCCTAACTGCGTTAACAGTCTTGGTTAGGTCATCCTTGTCAATCTCAACATCCTTGTCCTTCAGTGCGTCCTTGATATACCCACGATTGGAGTATGGTTTAGCATTGTAAGGGATGGTCATAACTACCCTTTTGACCACCTTTCTGTCCATGTAAGGTTGAATGGACTCAGGACAATTAGGCGTAGCGACCTCTGCAACGACCTTGTATGCGTCTTGTGGCTTATCACCAGGTAGGACGTTCACAAGGCGTGCTGTAGACCTATCACGGGCTAATCCAGCAAGGATTTGTAGACCTGAACACGTCGCATCAGTAGCGACAAACAATCCAGTGTGAGATCTAGTACAAGCTATCACACAAGCATAGTACTCCTCACAAGCTGCAAGGAATTGCCAAGGCTCATCAGCAGACTCCCAATCAGGAAGACAACCAATAGGATCTAAAGCTATGCGCTTGATGAATGTGATATTATCTTGTACCCATTCAAGACGCTCCTTCATTGGTGCTTTATCTAACCCATAAGTAGTAGCTACCTGAAAGGCTAACCACTCCTCAGCTTCAGGTGTCATGAATGCTTCCTCATAAGACCTCAACAAACTCTTTCCAAAGTCTGTATCTTGAGGTGTAAGGAATGCAGGGATAGGATAAGCTCTACCTCTGTAGTCAAAAGACCACGGAATATAAAACTTCTCTTTATCCTTAAACCTTTTCACTGCTTCCATAGTCATTCTAGTACGACATGACTTACGGAACTCATGAGCTTGTTTATTTCTTACCTCAGCTGCCTCTCTCCTGTAACTCTTTCTTGACTCTGCATTCTCTGCAATGTCTACTGGTTTAGGAGGTAAAGCATACTCTACAATTGGTAAGAACTTCCCAACTGGTCTTCTTAACTCCTCTAACTTTTCCGCTACACTTACTATAAACTGGTTTAAACAGTAGGGAACCTTCTGAATCTTGTTCAGAAACTGGAGTGGTTTCTCCCCCTGTATACGTCCGCCATGTCCACGACGCACCAGATCATGCCCGTTCATGACTTCGTTTAGCAGGTACCCACCAGCTTGTACATTACTCCAATCATTAGGAGGTATAAGCATAGGCCATGCAAGTGGACTGAAGAGTTCAGCATTACGCATCAACTCATCTTTGATGTCCATAAATTTTGCAGTAGGGACAACGTATTGGACTGTCTTACGTCCCTCTCGCATGTTGAGCTTCTCGAACCAGCCGCTTGTCTGCATGATGCACTCAAGTAACCAGCCTCCAAGTTTAATACGATTAGCTCTGCCCCAACAATCCCATTTCTTAATGTCATTGCGATTCATCAATGTACGAACAACAGTTAGCTTCTGCTGTGTGCCAATAGACTTATGCCAATAGCTTTCCTTGAGACTAGCTAACAAGCCAGGTGCTGTTGTCTCATAGTGACGCATCTGACACTCATCTTCAATGGCACTACCGATAGCATCGCAGACGTTTACAACTTGATTAGCTTTGTCTTTATATGAGAATACTTTATCAAAAGTAATCTTTAATGCAATGGTAGCAGATGCTAATACTTCAAGCTTAGATACATATGTTTTAATAACTTGGAATTGATGACCAGTACCACGCTTTAATCTGTCGTGTGTAGTGTCCTCAATGTATTGAACTAATACAGGTAATAGACTGTTGATAGATGCAGCACCGTAGACACTAGCAGATGCATAGGAACTGTTCTCTAGTTCTCGTGTGTTCTTGTGAAGCTTCTGTAGCCCGTATGAGATAGCCTCACGCTCAAATGCTATCTGTGCCTCAATCTCTGCCTGTGTAATCAATACAATCCTCCGCTGCGTCCTTGGAACTTTCGTGAATGTGAATACATTGTGCTAGCTCAGGGTAATCCTCAGCCAGTTCATAGTATTGATCAACCGAAATCAATGTCATCTTCTAAAACGTAGTTAGGTGAAATAAAATGGATAGCCTCATCAGTGCAGACAGTAAACTCTGCACCTTCGTGCATTAATGCTTGGACTTTAGCCTCAGCTGCACTGCGTTTCTGATACGCAAACTCTTTGATCTTACCCTTTGGAGTAGTAGCTCGGATGATACAACAATGACTAGATGGTAGCTCCCAGCCTGCTACCTTCCAAGACATAACTTCTTCAAATGTATGCTGATGAAACATACCATCAGGAGCATCTTTGTATTCTTGCCAGTTGTTAGGATAATACTTACCACTCATCTGCTTGCCTCACATTGATTAGTTCATCATCGCGTTCACGGGACAACTCTAATGCCATCCATGCGGCAGCTTCAGAGTCGGGTGCTAATAGATACATAGCACCTGAACGTAGGGTCACCTCGTATAGGCGAGGACCTTTGTAAGTTGTACACATTAGTTTTTGTCGTAATCAGTGACAATATCTACAACATAGAGCCGGAATGTGTTGCCTAACTCAAATTGTTTAAAGGCTTCAGCTTCAGCTGCATCTCTGTCGCTGAA